TCTTGAATGATAATAACCTTCAACCTCTGCGTCTGCGATATACATAGGCAGGTGAGAAGAAGATTTTATATTTAAAGTAAACTCTGTATTTTGACATTGGACTGGAACTCTTAATGTTCCTGAAGCTATAGCAGGTTGTCCTATTATACTTGTAGATGTTCCAATGATGTAACCATTCATTATACTTGTAGATGTGTCTCTATTGTTTGGAGCAACTTCTACTTCAAAAAATCCACTATCTTCAAAATTAAAAGATATGTTTCTTATTTGGTATCTACCTGATGTTACTGCTACTAATCCTCTACCAGTATTCTCTCTGATATACTGTGTAGACATTGTGTATTTACTTTCGTAAGGAACACCAATGTATAACGCTGTGTGATTACCTACGATTGTGTAAGTAGACCCAGACGTATTTGTAGCTGTGTAGTTATTTCCGTTAGTTCTATCAACTGCTATTAAACCAGTCTTTGCACCATAAGGTGATGTGAATGTTGTTAACCCTGTACTACTAGCATAAGTACCAGTTACAGAAGTTTTTAAATCTATAAATACACCATGACCTATTGTTGCATCTTTTAAATTTCTTAAATCTAGTTTTAATAATTTTGTAGTAGTTCCTTCAGAAGCTAATACATATAGAAAACTTTCAAAAGACCTAGCACCTAATATTTTCAGACCTGTGAATGTCCATTTAGACCAAGCATTTTGTACTTTCTCTCCACCATCAAAGAAGTATTTATAAATATACATTGTGTTTGAGTTAGTAGCAGAAGCAGTACCACTAAAAGGTGCTGACTGACTGTCTGCTGTATCAGAAACTAAGAATGCTAATACATCTTCTGTTGTGTTTGATATAATTTGATAACAATTTGCAGGTATTAAGTTCTGTACTGACACAGAAATGTCCATACCATCATTTGTTAATGTGTCATCATCAGCAAAATACTCTCTTACTGCTGTACCTGATGTTCTTGCTTGTGCAAAGTAAGCATACTTACCTGCTGAAATTGGTTGTACTTTATCATCATGTTCAAATGCAGATACTTCATTAAGTATTGCAGTAGTAGGAGATATACTTTCTCCTGAACTATCTAGTTTGTATTGTGATGTATCAGAAAATAATAATAAACTTTCATTAAAACCTACAGAGTTTTTAAGTGTGTTAACCTGTGAACCACTAGCCGCTATATCAATAGGGTCAGTGTCTAAAACTTGTGTAGAAGTTGTTGCAAAGTAATTAAAGAATGAAGCATTCTCTGTTAGTATTAAATTCTCTCCTGATAAAATACCTAATCTATTTTTATAATAAGTTAAATTATTAACAGTTCTCCCAATGAATGTGGGATTAGGGTTACTATCTGCATCTCCACAAACCCTGTCAGTCCATGCTAATTCTTGGAATGTAAATGTACCATCATTATTGTTAATCAATGCGTGTGGCATTGTTGAGTTTGTTACACCTAATGATGTTGCAGGTGCTATAGTTTCATTCCATACACCAGACTTACCTGTAAATTTTACATAGTAATCAGATAACGTATCACCTTCTTCACCAGTAATTTTTATAATTACATCTGTCTTTCCATAGAAAGGTAGTTTACTAAAATCTTGTATTTCATCTCTGATTGCATACATGGCTGTATTACCAGAACCATCTGATGTAGTTATAGTATAAGCCGCATTACCATCAGTAGGTTTTCCATAGATTACACTATCAAATTGTTCAAATGAAAAATGTGAAGTGAACCCTGAATAATTAGACAACCCTTGTGTTGTAGATACTGATGAACCGTTGTCAGTTCTTCTAACATTGAAACCAATACCGTTTGCATTACTATCCCAGTGTGTGCTTGAAGTACCTTTTAAAAGTATGTCTGTAATTTTATTTGTATCTCTAAATTTTGCATCAGTTGCCGCATCATTACCAGTAGGTAATTGAAAGATAACTTCTAATTCTTGTGCCATTGATGGGTGTTTCAATGCAACTTTATATTCTCTACCGTAGTTTGTTAATTTACAAACAACTAAAAATTCTTCTACTTTAGCCGCAGAAGTATTACTATCTGCTGTAACTGTTTTAGAACTGTTTGCTAAAAATGTATAATCAGCAATGTTAACTAATTTAAAATCTTCTCTAGGATTTGTAGATGTTAAATAACTTGAACCACTTGCAATCGTAACTGTCTTTGCATTACCATCTAAATCAAATACTTTAATACCTCCATTGTATAAAGCTACAATGTATTGATTACTTGCGTCTCTAGCTATTGACCAGAATTTTGTTTTGTTAGAATAAATATTAGAACTGTCTACTGTTGCTACATAATCTAAAGGGGGTCTTTTTGATAATCCCTCTGTAAGACCATTTTGTAAATTTTGTTGGTCTTCTCCCTGATTAACTCCTCTTTGTGTAGGTGTCTGTTGGGACATACCATTAAGGAAATTAGGAATTGATTGTGATACAACACTTCCCATGTTTAGTAAGTCCTTCTACCTGTTCTATTAATTATAGAAAAAGTATTAGCGTCACCATTTAAAATATTAATATCAGCTTCTTGACTGTCTGCTTGATGGAATGCCATTAAGGCTTCATTCTCATCTTGACCTATTAATTGTGTAATTTCTTTATCACCTATAAATCTTGAAGCAAATCTTCTTGATGCTTTCATAGTTACATATTGTCTAGCGTATTCTGGTAAATGTTCGAATTGTTGAACTAGAACCAAATCAACACTTGTAGGTGCTGAAGAAAAGATGTCTGTGTGATTATCCATATCATATAAATATCCGTTTCTTATTGTGTAGTTTTTGTGTCTTTGGGAAATGTTTGCGTCAGCTTTAACGCAGTTTGAAGGAAGGGGAACTTTGCTATCACCATCTAAAGAAAGTGATTTATAATTATTGTGTGAATTGAAATTCCACCCTTGTGATTGAATGGACATTGAAGTTTCGTTTAGGATATTTCTTGCTGTACTTACATCTACCGTAGTAGTTCCTGTAATACTGTTAACTGGTGCTTCACCAATCGTGGAAAGCATTATGTTTACAGATTGTAATTCTGTAGTTGGTGTAATCTGTGTTGCCATATATCCTTTGTGTAAAATTTTTTGGGAAAATATAGTGGGGAAATTAATCCCCACCATAAAGTAAGAAACGAATTACGCCGCTTCTTTGATACCTACTGCCGCTTCTGGTCTTAGTACACCATGACCCATAGCGTATTTAGCAACCATTAATGTTCCTTGTCTACGTATTTCATATTCTGATTCTACGCTCAAATCCATTAATTTTACCGTACCAACCGCACTTGGGTGTGAAACCAAAGCTACAAAGTTAGTTAAGTTAACTGCTTGTGGGTCAGCCGCACTTGCCGCTCTACCTGAAGGAGCAGTTGCGTCATTCGCCGCCGCAATGTTACTAGAAATGAAATGAGGAACTGGAATTAATTCAATCCCTGCAATCTTCATTACTTTACCATCTCTAAGTCCACCATTGCTACCACCAGTAAAGTCTACGTTTACTGCGTTAGTACCATTAGCTAACTTGTAATATTCCTCTAATCTCATAAAGCATTTTCTGCCTTCTGAAGGAACATAGTTTGCGTCTAACTCTTTAGCTGAAGCAAAGATTGCGTCAATCATAGCGTTAGCGGCTGTTGCGTCTGTAGCAGATGCAATGCCTGTATTAACCACGTTAGTTGTTGCGTCTCCACCTGTAACAGATGCAGATGCTAAACTAGCTTGACCAATAGTTTGCAAGATGTGTTTGTCTTTTTGGAGTGCTAATGCTCTGCCAATTTCACCACTATATACACTTCTAACATCATAATGGGCTTTCGCTTCTTCGATATTAGATAGGAACACAGTTGAAGTAAGTAAATCATTTATAACGATTACTTTTTCATTGTGATTTATAGTTGAGCCTGTAAGTTCTGCTCCTGCTGAATGATAAGATGCAGTAATTCTTCCTGAAACTGGAAAAGTTGCTGACTTACCTGAACTAATTGAACGTACCATGTCTGCACCTGCTGTTTTAGTAGCCTGTTCAAACGCAGTAATGACCTCTCCTGAGAACTGTTTTAAAAAGAGTACATCTTCTGTCCCAGTGGAGTTAGCCTGCCCAAAAGTTGTTGCTGTTATGTCTGCCATAATAGTATTGTCCTTTTGTTGTTGTTATTGTTTATTGATTAAAAACCTTAACATGGAACTTTGGGCATTCGATTGTCTACCGCAGTAGGTCAGTCGCTTGTTAGTCTTTGTTTAGGAGTTGCCTACTATAAAGTAAGCACAACTATTTTTGTCTTGTATTTTTTCATTGTTATATCTCCGATTTAGCTAATTTATTTTTAACCATATTTTGATAAGCAGGGTCAACTGCATATCTAGGGTCTTTCATAGCCGCAGTAACTTGTTGCCAACTTTCATAACCATCAACACCTATTGGCGTTGCTTTACCTTGTACTAATTTAGGTTCTGAACCATTGACTGCTTCAAACTTTGCTTTCAATCCAACCACTGCTAACTTTGCAGTTTCTAAATCTTTAGAATTTACTGCTGAATTATAAGCTGTCTTCTCTGCGTCAGTCATATTGTCTGCCGCCCAGTTAGACATTTCTGTGTAAGCCTCATCACCTCCAACTAAACTTTTCATAGTTGAAGATTGTTGGTCAGAGATTGCTTTCTGTCCTTGAATGAACTGGTCTACATAATCTTTAGGTATACCTGCTTTTTCTAGGGCTTCATAAGAAGTGTCTTCTAGTTTACCGCCTTTAGCATATTCTTCTGCTAGGTTACTCATATCTAACCCTGCGTTTGAAACAGCTTTCTCAGCTATATCTAAACTATCTGTCTTAACTTCTTTAACTTCTTCTGTCTTAACTTCTTCTTTATTAGTGCCTAGCTTTGCTTCCAACTCTGAATATGACTTCGCTAAATCTTCAACAGAATTGAATTTTTCAGGTAAGCCTTCAGGTTTGCTAAGTGCATTATTGTCTTCAACTGGTGCTTCACTGCCAGTTTCAGGTGTTCTTATTTCTACTTTATCTACCATGTTTCCTCTTTATTATTGTGGTTTAGTCAAATTACCTGCTACAGCAGGGACAGCTTTCTCAGCCATCTGCATCATTTGTTGTTCTTGCATTTGTTCTTCTTGTGCCGCTTGTTCTTCAGCTAATTGTTCTGGTGATTTAAGAAGACCGTCTGTATCAATCCCCAAACCAATGGCGATACGCTTAATTAAATCATCAGGGTTTAAAGCCTGAACTACTTGCGGATTTATCTGTGCTAAGTTTCCTATCTCTGCAACAAATTCTCTTAATTTTTGTAAATCATTTCCTCTACCTAATGCTTCGATACCAGTAATAATAGTTGGCTCTACTGTTCCTTTAGGTAACGTAGGAATTTCTTTAGCTTGTTCCATTCTTTTCATAAGTATTGCTACCAATGGAAGTTGGAACTCTTGTGATAATAATGAATATATACCACCCATAGCAGTTTCTAATTGTTCTGCCATGTATCTTATTTCTTGTGCTGTTACTCTCTCAGCATCTCTTTGGATTGCTGTGTGTAATAAGAAAGCATAAGACATTCTTTCTTCTAATTTTTGTACTGACTGTTGTACTACTTGTAAATCATATTGTTTCTGTGCTTGTAGAACTGTAACATCTTCAGCAGTACCAGTAATGATGTCACCATTTCTAGTAGTAGCTAAATCTTTTTTTCTAGTTACAGAGTTAGGTCTAACCATAAATACAATCTTAGAAGAAGCCGCCGCACTTTCTACAAGTGCTTGTGATAAACTTTCTAATGATTGAAGGTCGCCTTGAAATTCTTCTACATAACTTCTACCGTAATCTTCGTTATCTATTCTAACCATTCGTAACGCTTGGTAGGGCATTCTTTCTTTTTTGAATGTACCAATACTAGAAGGAATTTTTATTCCTTGCACTTCTTGGCATATGTAGAATTCATCATTTTCTAATTTATAAATGTGAGTATATAATTCAACGTCTTCATCTTTTTTATATTCTGAGTGTTGAATAACTTGTTCTGCTATTTCATTACCTAAACTAAATACACTTGCTCTTTCTAAAATAACAATTTCTAAAACATTTCCTGAACCATCTCTTTGAACTACATATTGTGATAGAGGAAACACTCTCATGTTACCTTTACTAGGTAGATAAGTTAATACATTACCACCTACTATTAGATGTTTTAATGCTTCAAACACGCTTACTCTTAAAGCTAGTGTTTCAATTTTTGATGATACTTCTTTTTCAATTACAGATAGAGACTTCTCTATATCTGTTTTCATTTCTTTGTTTTCTTCTAATTCTTCTTTTGCTTTTCCTGCTATTTTTAGTCTGAAGAAGGGAGCATTGGGTGGGAGTAGAAGTAAAAGAAGTTTACTTGCTAGATTGTTTACGCCTCTAGCACCTACGGATTGGAAGGGAGTGTAGAGTTTACTACTTGATGATAA